TGGCGCTTTTCAGCCCCTTGTCCATCTGCTCGATCTTGGCGTTGGCGCGCTCCAGCGCTTGCTCAAGGCGTCGGTTGTTCGCCTTGAGGAAGGGCAGGAACTCTTCGCCGCGCTTGACGAAGGTTTCCGCGTCCACCCACTTGTCGGGATCGCCCTTGAACTGGCTTTTCGGGGTCCAGCCCATGGTGAGGGCGCGGTCCTCGAAGCTCGGAGCGTCCGATTGCTGTTCGGGGGCGGTTTCGGCGGCTTCGGCGGCTTCCGCCGACGCCTCGGTGTCGATGACTTCGTTCTCGTCAGTCATTGGCGGCGATTCCTGAGTTCATCTCGGATCTCGCTCAGGACAACGGAGATGCCGATCAGTATGCCCGCGATTGCCCCGCCCACAGCGGCGGTCACTACTGCAAGGGCGGTCACCGGCCGACCTCCGCATAGCGAAGGGCGTAGGCCTCGACGTAGTCAGCCGCGAGGCGGCTGTTTTCGACGTTGCTCTCCGGCATCAGGCGGAGAGGGTCGCGCAGCGACTGGACCATTTCGTCCAAGTTCACCAACAGCGAGCCGTCTTTGGGGTGCGGCACGTAACCCAGCGCTTGCACTTCTTCCATTTTGTCTATGCCTCGATGATCGCGAGGAGGTCGGCGTCGTTCATGACGACGTACCGCTCACCGTCGCTGCCCATGTGCTCGGCGCCCACGTACTGCGCGAAGCAGACGCGATCCCCCGGCACGGGCTTCCTGGCTGGACCCCATTCCTTGAAGGCGTTCTCGCCGACTGCGATCAGCGTTGCCTTCGTGGCGGCGTACTTCAGCTTGTCTTTGTGCTGATCGGGCAGGAAAACGCTGCCGATCTTCTCCTCCACCGCATCCGGCTTGACCAAGATGCGGAGGTCCACCGGCACAAGGCCGCTGGTGTTCTCCATGTCTGCTCTTTGGCTTGTGTTTAGCCCGGTGTCTGCGGGCTATCTGCTTCAGTTTCGAAGCGGATTCTGTTATGCTCGCGCTATGTCTGAAGCGCCGAAAATGACTTACAAGGTTCGCGCCCGCTTCGATGACGGGCTCTTCGATCTGGACGATGACGGCAACTGGCGGAAGATCGGCCCTCCGAACCCGCCGTGTCGCTGCCTTTATTGCGTCACGAGCGGTCGCGGCTACGCGCTAGTCCCGTCCTCTTCGCTCTCAATCTCATAGAACTTGGCGACGTCACCCCACTCCAGGTCCGACAGCTCCCCCATCAGGAGGGCCTTGGTCTGGGAGCGGAGGTCCATCTCCAGGCCCGACGCCCATTGCTCCTTCAGGGCCTCCCGCTGGTCCCGGAGGAACTGGCGGTACAGGGCCGTCAGCGGGTGGCCCGCCCATTCCTTGAAGCTGCTCCGGTCGAACCTGCGGGTTTCCGCCATTGGTCACCATGTCTAGCGCGCGGGTCATGGCCTGCATCACCATGGCCTCAAGCTCGGCCATCATCTGCGGACCCATCATCGCGGTTTCGAGCTTCAGTTGCTCGGTCTCGGCCTCGGTCTTGGCGATGGTCGCCGCCACGTCCGCCTGCTTGATGTCGAGTTCGCGTTCCTTGGCTTCCGCCTTGGCCTGCTCGACCAAGAGCTTGGGGTCGGGCGGCGGCGGGCCTTCCTGTTCGGGGAAGATCTCGTCCACATACGGCACCTTGGCCGCCCTCAGCGCGTGCTTGCCGGCCGCCTGGAGGTTGCCCCCTGCCCCGCCGGCGACCTCCAGCGCAAACTGCGCCTGGCTCATGCGCTGAAGGTCCGTCGCCATGTTCGGGTCCGACACAGGCACGATGTCCAGGTCGCCCTCGGTGTAATCCTCCCGGATCACCTTCATGGGCTGGTCCTGGAAGGTGAAGTACACTTGCGGCTCAAGGTAGCGGGCGTTCAGTTGGTAGAGCACCCGCAGTTCACGTTTCAGCGACTGGTGAACCCGCTGCACGATGGCCGTGAAGGTCTTCAGCCCCTGCTCGACCAGCGCTTGGACCGTGCCTACCGGCATCGTGCCCTTGCCCGCGTCGCCGGTGAGGATGTCCTGGGTGGAGGTCAGCTCCTTGGCCGAGTCCACCAGGAACATCAGCAGATCCCGGAGAACAGGGCTCGGCTCCTTGGTCGGGAGCGGCACGATGTTCTGCGAGAGGTTGCCGCCCGTGCCGCCGGCCTTCTTCCATTCCCCCGGCTTGAAGCGCAGGTTGCCGGACTTGATCGACACGCCTTCGCCGATGAAACCGCTTTGCAGGTTGGAAAGCGTGGCCGCGTCCAGCAGTTGGTTGAGGATGGTGTTGATCGTGTCGGAGTGCGCGCCCAGGAGCGTGCCGAAGCCGAGGTAGTAGAAGCCCCCGTCAGGCGCAGGAATGAAGCCGTACCGGGTAAAGCACTCGTAGGGCTTGATCGAGACGATCTCGCCCTTGTCGTTGGTCTTGACGTTCTCTTCGTACCAGCGGGCGACGACGCGAACGACCTTCTGCGTCTCCTTGTGGACCGTGATGATGTACGGCTCGGGATAGCCGTCTTCGTCCAGGTCCCACAGTCGGTGCTGCTCAAGGAACGTGTGCGGCGCCTGATCGTCGTTGGCGGCGTTCTCGGCCTCCCCCAACTCCACGTCCAGCCACAGACGAGCGCGGCGCTTCTCGATGATCTCGTGCGGGTAAAAGGTCAGAACCTGCGTCATCCGCGGCACGATGCTCAGGTCGCGCTTGGCCTTGTAGTTGACCACGAACTCTTCCGGGCCGAGGACGTGCGAGCAGTTCCGCCCGAGCACCGGGTCAAAGTAGCGCTTGCGGAACAGCGTGCCGACGATGGCCAGCCGCAGCAGCAGCGCGTCCGTGTCCTCCTGCCACTCCTCCTCTTCCTCAAGGAGTTGCCACGACATGTGCTTGGCGACGCGATCCGCGCGGGCGGCCTTAGCGTCGGTCGGCTGGCCTTTGATCGAGGCCTTGACCACTTCCGGGCCGTCGATGATCGCCGCGTAGGACCGGGCGTTGAACTGGATCGCCGCCTGGATGATCAGCGGGTACTTGACGTTCGAAGCCCCGTCCCACGGATAGGCCTTGGCGGTCTTGGCCAGGGTCGCAAGCTCGATGGCCTGCTTCAGCTTCTCGTCGTAGCCGGCCTCTTTGCGCGAGGCCTCGTCGACTTCGAACTCCTCGCAGACCTTCGCGCCCATGCGGGCGAGGATCGTCTCGTCGATGTCGAAGGCGAGGTTGGGCGACTTCGGGGCGTTGAGGATGAAGTCCGCGTTCGCCTGCTGGGCGGGCGCTTCGGCTTCCTCTAGCTCCGGGTCGGGGGCGTAGGCTTCCGACATCAGATCAGCGATCCGCCGTCAGTACCCTGTCGTGGCGTTGCGGCCTGACTCATCCCGCCACTCCTCAAATTCCGTTGCGCTCTCTGGCTCGCGGTACGCGATACACATCAGCCCGAAGGCGTCCGCCGGGTCGGAGGCCCAATCGTGCTCCGGGCCAAGCCCCGCTCGCCGATGTTCGTCGCGGCGCTCGTGGTAAGCTGCCAGCGCCTTGAGCCCGACCGTGATGGGCGGCGTGTCGTTGAACCAGATGCGCGGGAACTGCCGCCTGGCCGCCGCTACTCGCTCGAGGGCCGCGCCCTTGCCCTGCCTCGGCGTGACGTTCACCTGGAACCCGGCGCTGCGAAGCTGGAACTCCGCTGAGCCTGGCGACCACATCACGTTGTTCGCGCCGTCGTGCGGCAACTCCATCAGGGCGTCGCCCCAGCCCCCCGCTCGCAGCTGCGAGATGTAGAAGCCCAGCTCCTGGCCGCGACCCTCGATGTAGTCCAGCACGTTGATCTTCTGGCCTACGAACTGCGCGATCCAGATCGCCGTCGCGTCCCGCCAGCCAAGGTCCCAGAAGGCCCTCACCTGCATCAGCGGGTCCCGCGCGAGCGTCGTGATGCGCCCCTCTTCGCGGACCTTTGCCAGCTGTGCGGCGTAGTAGGCGCCCTCGACCGCCTGGATATACTCCCCGCCCCACACATGGGCGGCCATCGCCGGATCAACCCGGTAGTCGTTCTCCATCTCGCCCATGAGAGGCGAGCTGGAGAACCACGGATTGTCCTTCCAACTCACCTCGCGGACGCAACTGTTCGGCGGCGGGCCAGCCGGCCCGCGGAACAGCTTGTCGATCGGGTCGTGCTCGAACTCCGGGTTCCACGTCCAGATCATCCGCGAGCCGGGCTTGCGCATAGTCGGGCGCACGAGCCGGATTGACCTTTCGGAGAAGCGGTTCGCTTCTTCCCCCCAGAACAGGTCGGCGCCCTCAAGGGACTTGATCGCGTCTGGGTTCCGCCAGAGCCCCTTGTAAACGAACTTCGTTCCGTTCTTGCCGCGCGTCTCGTCGCGCAAGGCCTCGAAGTGGTCCTCCAGGCCATAGTCGCTGATCTTGTCCTCGATCAGCTGCTTGACCGAATCCTTGATGCTGTCCTGAATCTCGCGGGCGCAGACCACCCTCAGCGGCGACGCCGCGGCCTGGATCACCAGCGCGCCGGCCACCGAGTGCGACTTCGCCCCGCCACGACCCCCGAAGAACGCGTAGTCGCGGTACTGCGGATCGAACAGCTCCCGAAACGCCCTCGGGATCTTGACGTCAGACAAAGCTCACCGTGAGCGAGGTCTTGATCGGAGGCCCGTCAGGATCGCCGCCCACCGCCAACTTCTCGCCGTACCGCTTCGGGTCCCACTTCGCGAGGAGCTTCAGGTCTGTGTCGATGATCAGCTTGTCTCGCTGGACGTCCTGCGTGCTCTCACCCCTGCCCCGCGCCGTGTCCCGAAGTCGCGACGCGATGGCGTCGAATCCGAGTTCTCGCGCACGCGCGATGTCGGAAGCAAAATCCGCGTCAGCCGTCATCCAGTTCCGCACGGTACGATCAGTCGGAAACCCCTCGTCGCGGCAGATCTGCGTCAGCGGCTCTCCTGCGGCGAGACGATCGCAGATGGCTTGGCCGATATGCTTGGTGAAGGTGCTTGGCCTACCTGGGGCCATGTGTTCCTCCTCCGCGTTTGTCTAGGCGGGTTCGGTTCAGTTGATGGTGGTGTCGTTCGGGACGCTCCTGGATGAGCGAGACGCCTAGCCTGCGCTCGTACTCTTCGGAGAGTTCCTGAAGGCCGGCGTTGTTCTGTTCGAAGACCATTGCAGCCCATTGCTTCATGCGGGCGCAGTAGACGGCGGCGGCTTCGAGTTCGTCCTGGGTGAGTTCGGTCACCGTCTTGCCGTCGTAGGTCATTGCCACCCCCAATAGCCGTCGATGGTGTCGACGTATGAGATGGTCGCCATGATGAGCTTGGGCGCCTCCGGCTTGGTGGGCTCAAGGTCCAGGCGGTGGAGTAGATCCTGCTCCGCCTGCTCTCTCGTCTGATAGGTGGCCAGGACGCGCCAGCCCCGGTTCTTTCGGGTCCAGTCCTTGAAGCGCCAGAGGTGAAAGCCTCTTCGGGCCGGGCGGATGGCGTAGTTGCTGGCTTGGCGGGCCGCTCGCGTCAGGCGGCGGTCAACGCCCTTCGGCACGACCCCGCGCCTTGTCGACGTAGCTTACCGGCTCCGTGCAGACGTCTTCGTGAGATCGCCACTGCCGGCCGAACGCTTCCAGCTCCTCGTCAGTCATGCGGCGCTTGAGGCTTCCGCCCGGCTTGCCGTCGCCGTCGTGGTCGAACTTGGCGAGTTGGGTGCGGGCCTCGGCGAGTTGTGCCGCCCGGCTCTCGTAGGCGGCCCGCCACTGTCGCAGGTCGCTCTCCATCATGAGGCATGCGAAATTGACGCCGTCGAGCTTCATCCTCAGCCCGTTCGCATACACGATCACAGCACAGAGACAGCCAGCCAGGATCACGCACGCTACGGCGAAGAAGGTGTCCATGGTGGGCCTCTTGGGGTAGCCCGCTCTGCCGCTCTTGGGGACAATGCGTCGAGCGCTGTGAGGACAGTAGTCGGCGGCGGGCTGTGGGTGTCGCGCGGACGGTTCAGGGACGTCCACCCACCTTGCTCTGCTAGCAGGCCGGCCGCCGCGCGATCTCATCAGGCGCAGTAGCGCCCCTTAGTGTTTCTCTTACTGCTTCGCCGCAGGCTTGTCAACTGGTTGTGTGAACGGATCGGGAAACGCGCTATAGGTGGCCTAGGCAGCCACCCTCCCCGGTTCCTGATAGTGGACTCGCAACTGCTCTAGCGCGGTCACCACGGCCTCTGTCTGCTTCCGCTCTGCCTTCACGCCGATGCGCTCCATGATCCCGCGCCACATCATCGGGCGGTCTTCCTCGACCGTCGCCACCATGAAGGCCTCCAGGATCACCATGGACATGGGCTCGACCGCTGACATGGCGTACTTTACCCGGCGACCGGCCTTGATCATCCTGTCCGTGACCAGCTCGGCAGATCCGCTTCCGCCGTCCACGAACTCGCCGAAAGTCTCCGGCTTGCCGTCGAGGCCCTTCCATGCGGCCCAATCGCCGACGAGCTGGTAGGCCGCTTCGTAGTGGCTGGTGGTGATCGTCTTGCGTTCCAAGAGCAGGCGAAAGACGTTGGAGCGCCAGGCGCGGTTGCGGTCGCTCTTGCGGCCCTGTCGCTCGATTTGGACATCCTCGAAGGCCCGTAGGGCAGCGGACGCCGGGTCGAGATTGACCGCCTCAAAGTCCTGCCGGCGACGCTCCGCCTTCTCGGCTTGGATTTGTTCTGGCGATTTGGGTTTGTTACGACGCCCCATGCGTGCCCTCCAGTGCGCGTTGCGCGCGGTTTGCCGCCATGCGCAGCGGGATCGCGTGTCGCTCGCAGATCGCCTTCAGCGGCCCCGGCTTCGGGAAGAACTCCGACTTCGGGTCGCGGACGTACTCGCCAATCCCCGCCCTAACCGCCTCGCGCGGCAATCCGCCCAGCGCGTCGATGTAGAAGCCCCAGAACGTCCGCGCCTCGGCCTCTGACTTCTCCGGCACGCCGTACAGCGTCAGGAGCGGCCCTAGCTCGGCCGCCACCCACTTCGCCCCGCAGGGCTCAACATGGCGCTGTAGCTGGGCGTTCACGGCCTCCAGTTCTCGTCTTGCAGCCGGGTCGCACGCCAAGTCACGGATCGCGTCCGCCCAGGGTAGGTTCGCGTTCGTCAACCGCCGCCATAAGCCCGCCGAGCATTCGTCCGAGGCGGTCTTCGCGAGCGGCTTGGCGTTGATCGGGGTGAGGTCGTTGGCCATTGGCAGGTCTCAGGGGCTCAGGCTCGTCTTGCCACCTCTCGCCGTTGAGCCAGGTGGCGGCGTGGGGGATGTACTGCGCGTCTGTCCAGGCGGCCTTAGCGCGCTCTAGCCCTCCGGCCAGGATCAGCTCCTCCTCGAAGGGCGGGAGCTTCCGCCACGCCTTGGTGAAAGCTTTCCGGGCGTCGGCCTTGCTGACCTTGCGGGGATATGCCGCCCAGAAGTTGGCGAACGCGGCGTCCTCGCGTGCGCGCTCCCCGCGCGTATTTGAACTCTCGCGGGTATGGGTGGGTGGTTGGGGGGGTTCAGGGGGGGAAGGCGGGAGGGAAAGGGTTTGGTCGGGACAGTCCCCGCCTTGTCCCGGGACGGTCCCGAGACTGTCCCCGCCTTGTCCCGCCCGCTGGCGACGCTTCTTCTCGCGGGCCGCCTGGCGGATAGCGGCTAGCTTCGCGGCTTCAGCCTCCACAGCCTCCACGGCCAGCGCGATAGCCTCGGGCGTAGCGCCCGCCTCACCCATGGCGCGGACCAGCGCTGCAATGCTCATGCGACCGCCCTCGCCTCCACGAAGTCAGCGATCCGGGCGGCTTCCTCGTAGCCTTCCTTGGCGCAGTTGGGGGCGAGTTGCTCAAGCTCCCCCATGTTGC